TATCTCTATGTCCGGCGTTGCCGGCCCATCGATATTTATGTCGCTATTTAGAGTCCTTCCTTTCGGGAAGGTCTGTTCTGTCCCCCTCCTTGGGTGATGATCAGTAGATTTCTCTACTGGCGGACAATGGAGCTTCTTATGACTACTACAACTCGCACTGGAAATATGACACTGACACGTACCCTAGGAAATGGGTCGTCGTCATCTATCGTAATTCCTGAGAAGGAAGTTCGTTCCGGGTCTGGTGTTTCTGGCTATAAGGAGAAGATTCGACATCATGTCGACGCTTCTAGTCCTTATGTCAGATACTCCAACAAGGTGAACATCGATTCTCACTTGAGTGCTATTTGTACGGTCGTTAAGAAAATACCGCCTGCTAATCCACCGCCTCAAGTTATTGCTGGTCGTTGTAACGGATTTCTCTGGACAACGGTCAACAATTTCGATTCGGTGAGTTTATCAGCGTTTATGCCTGGCAGTGCTGATAGTAAGGCACTTGCTAAATTTAATCAGGCATTAATCCGTGCGCAGCAATCCGTTCAAGGTATTTCTGTGCTTGGAGAGCTCCATAAGACGATCGAACAGTTCCGTCATCCTCTGCAAGGATTACGTAATGGTCTCTCATCTTACCTTAACCTCGTAAAGGAACGAGGCCGTAAGATAGCTACCGGTCGTAGTCTTCGCTCTGGATTGTCCCAGACTGCCAAGTCTGGGGTACGGAGCCCGGGTACTGACTCGAAGCATAGGGCCATCGGCTCTATGATTCAGTCAACTTGGTTGGAGTATACCTTTGGTCTACGTCCAACCTTAATGGATATCCAGGATACCGCTCATGCGGTTGCTCATCTTGTCGACAAAGACTTACCAGTTCCCTTTAGGGTCCATGGTCAGTACAAGTGGAAAGATGAAATACAATCTGCATATAGCGCTCATCTTGGGGGAGCCTCCATCCTTGACGCTTTCGGATACAATTCCGGGACCGTCACGGGTGAAAAAGTCGTTACATCTAGCGGTTTCGTTCGCTATTCAGGTGCTGTTGTAAGCACCATGCCTGGCTACGATACTGCTAGAGATTTCGGCTTTTCGCTTCCATCAGTTCTCCCTTCTTTGTGGGAGCTGGTGCCATACTCCTGGGCTGTTGACTATTTTTCGAACGTCGGCGACATTCTGAACGCCACTTCGGTACTTCAGAACAACATAGCTTGGGTTAACCGAGCTGTGTATGTCGAGGTTAAGGAACGTCATTACACGACCGGGATTACACCCAATGTTGGGTCTACTCTCGATCTGGTAAATTCGTTTCATAACCCCGGGTCGTTTACCGTGCTCAGCCGCAATTACTCGCGAGCTCCCTATACGGGATCCCTTATTCCGAGTTTTTACTTGGAACTTCCAAGCGCTAAACAGGCTATAAACCTATTTAGTGTATTAACTCAGAGTAAGGCTGTTTCACGGTATTTAGGTTCCTTACTTTCTAATCATAAATAATTAGATTGTAAGGTTGGCCTGGCAAGCCCGTTCTTTATCAAGGAGACGAAAATGTCCATCTCGCTGACTAATGTCACGGGTGGTGCCCAGACCGGTTTTACAACCCCTGGGTACACTGTTGCTGCCGATAATCCGCCGGATGCTACCACTGGTAAACAGTGGAATGTATCCGCGGTCCCTGGGACCCAGACGGGTGCCCGTGTCCATGATATCGGACCCGTTTACTATCACTTTTGAGCGCCCTAAGGTCCTTGCGGTCCTTAATGGTCTCATTAATGGTGTGACGGGGCTCTATGGCAAAGTTCCTGAGAACGTCTACCGCGTTCGCGTCCGTAAGGGCGTGAATATTGCGGCTAACAACGTTCCCCGGGTTATGCAAATCGAATGCATGGTCCGCATCCCTGCGGGTGCCGATGCCTACGATGCGCCTAACATTCGTGCGGCTGTCTCGATGATGGTTGGGAGCCTTAATCAGCTCTCAGCTGGCATCGGTGATACGTACGTTACCGGGACTCAGTAAGTTGCGTGACGCGTTGCGCAAATTGATACCGTTCCTTATTCTTGGTCTAGGAGCAATCCTAGGCCAGACAGGAACCGTATCGTTTGAACAAGTGCGGCAGTTTCTTGCTGCTGGCCTTGCATATCCGGCCTTGCCGGCTACGCAATCTAAGTAATTCTTAGATTGGCCTGTTCAGAACTTTCGCTGAGGAGCGCAAAATGGCAGTTCTTACTGCATCGACTCTTTATCGATATGTTACGGAAGATTTAGCCTTTCAAGGTCTTTCAAATGGACCTGAATTTGGCTATCCAGATGGGACAGTCCGCCAAGTGGCGGCTGCAAGACTTCTTCAGTCCTTACTGAAGAAGTTCCCTGATAATGTCTCTCCTGACGCTGATAGTCTTGCAGAATTGAAATTTCGGCAAGTAAATATCAGTGCTGGGAATTGGCAATTATCGCCTGATCGGTCTCTCATCGAGGATATTATCCTTGGTGAGTTCCGTAATGTTCTCTACAAATTCTGGTATAGAGGTTTACCTCCGTACACCGCCCTTGTAGAGAATCCATATGAGCTACTGTCAAGCGCTCACATGGGGCCTGGAGCTAGTATGGGAGCTGCAGGTGAAGACTTCTATTCGAAGCTCTTCGCCGGCAACCTAACTAGTACATCAACCGTCCTATACTCTATGTATAGGTACTGGGCTCAAAAGAGGCCACTTTGGGCCGAATCTGAAAAGACTCGACTTGCCCTTTGTGGTCCTCCCTGCCTAGTAAACCATAGCCTCCTGTCCTTCGTTCCGAAGGATAACCGCATAAGTCGGGTAATCTGTACTGAACCCTCGCTGAATATGTATTATCAGCTTGGGCTCAAGACAGTTTTAGAACGGCGGATTAAGTCATTCCTTGAGATTGACTTCTCCACACAGCAGTCTTATAATCGTAAGATGGCTTTACGTTCTTCACTAGACGATAGTCTTGCGACTATCGATTTGTCTAGTGCATCCGACTCAGTTTCTGTTAAGATGTTGAAGTGGGCACTACCTCGTCAATTTTTTGACTTGTTAATGCTACTCCGATCTCCTAACACGAAACTCCCGTCCGGGGAGTTGTTACCCCTGGAAATGATTAGCTCTATGGGAAATGGTTTTACATTTCCTTTACAGACGCTAATTTTTGCGGCGGTCCTACGTAGTGTTTACACAGTCATGGGTGAAATCCCCGTGACTTATCAAGAAGATCCTGAGAAAGCCAATTATGGCGTCTATGGAGACGACATTATTTGTTCTTCCTCTTCAGCACGAATGGTAATTCGTGTATTAAATCTTCTTGGTTTTAGTGTAAATATTGAAAAGTCCTTTTTAACAGGATATTTCAAGGAGTCTTGTGGGCTGGATGCCTACAAGGGACATAATGTCCGCGGTTTTTATCTTAAAAAGATAACACCTGTATCTCCCTACGTCACATTTAACCGTTTGGTGGCCTGGTCCGCAAGGACCGGGATTACCTTATATCGCACTTTCCGCTACCTTCTGTCCTGTGGGGAGTATCTTGAGGTACCCCTATGGGAGTCAGATTCAGCAGGATTTCGTATCCCGCTGTTTCTTAGAAGGCAGATTAAGTACGATGCCAATGGAAGTTTCCTTTACAGGAAACTTACTCCCGTACCTTCTTTACTTCGGTTTACCGCCGAAGGTAAAGTATTAGTACGTCATGGGAAGCGCCGGATTTACAATCCGGATGCACACTTCTTATGTGCCATTGGTGGTTATATAACAAATGATACTATAGGTCTACGGTCTCTTCAAGACCGCGGTCCTTCATATCGCAGGAAAAGATCTATCGCCATTAATTGGGATAGACCTTCGCCTGAGTATGAGTATCATCGAAGGGCTTCATTCATCGCCAAAAGCTTTGAATGGGGAGAGTCGGCCGAAGCCGAGGCTGACCCAACACACCTTAGAAAAGTGTGTCTAGCTATCTTCGGATAGTGTAGGGG